GTGACCTTCCCTTGCTGGAACATATTAGAATTCACCTGCATCCGTATTCTAATATCCCCCCGCCAGTATTTGAACGCCTCGAACGCCCGCTGGTTCGACACCGATACCAGTCCCTCAATTGGCAGATTCCAGGACGCGAACGTCACCCCCGGAAGTGTGGTGTCGAACCAATTCAGCGTCTTCCACAGCTGGTAACGCTCTGCGAGGTCTAAAAACGAGATCCCGGCTTCCTGCAGATTGGTCGGCCTGTGGACCGACGCGTCCGAAACAGGACCGCTTGTCGGCACCGCACCGACGGCGGCAGCGAAGTCGATACCAACGGATCCCCCTGTGCGCGTACCAGGCTCCTTCCTCTCGTACGACTCCATTTGGACCTCAAATTTGACCTCGTCAGCGAAGTCAACTGGGAGTATCTTGTCGAACTCGAGCCTTGGAACCTGGAGAAGGCCAAAGAACTTCAAATCGTCTGCACCCTCGACGAAGATCTTACTCGTGCCAGCGGCTGACACGGCGGTTACCGTGCCTGGGCTGTACTCCGGCCTCCCGATCTGCGACCTGCCCTGGGGGACAAGGAGACAAGAATATGGCGAATAGAAGGGAACCTTGACCTCCTGTATCCCCACATCTTCTGCCGTAAGTGCGAACGGTGTTGTCATCGAGAAATAGTCGCTCCCTGCCGTGAGCGCCCTATTGACAACCGAGAAGGCGAGCTGCGTATCCATACCAGGGTGGTAGGACACTGTAGAGGTCTGTGGACCGAGCAACTTAACCTGGAATGCTCCTTTCCAGAATCGATAAAGCTGCGAATACCAGCGCAATAGCCCGGGGTTGTACGTACCCGGGCCACCTTCCCCATAAAGGAAGCCACCCACCGCAAACGCGTTTGGCGCGTTTGGCACGTCACCAAAACACGCCGCGCGTTTCAGGAGTTGATTCACATTATGATAGTGCCCCGAGACCATGCTAGAATGGTCATCTGTCCGTACCTCATCAGGAGAGACCTTGATCTCAATAGAATCTTGCAAAGAGACAAGTTCACTCTCGGCAGCACCATCTGGCTCCATCTGCAACTGGAGCTCAACCTCGTAGTCATGCTCTGGCATGCGCCTCTTGTAACTACGCCATCGGGGCGCGTAATCGCCGAGGTCCATGACATCACCTGGATCCCACACTGGTTCCCTTCTGTCGTCCATATCTATATCCTTCTGATAGACTGCCGACGAAAGAGTACCATCATAAAACTTCCGCATACAGGCAGAGTACGTAATCAAGTACGAGGAGACACCAACGGATGCCAGAGCGGCATTGAATTGCCCTCGCAATCCGTCGAAGAAATCCCTCCCCGCCCCAGTGTATCGCATGAGCATTGCATTCACGTTATCAACTGTTGCTACAAGGGGGGGCACATTCTTTGTAACGTACTTGATGGTCGAGAAGTCAAGTTCGGCAGGCACACCAACGACTCGTATACCAGGTCCGTAGGAACCGTCCTCGATCCTGCGGAATGAAAGGCCGACGAATTGGCATTCAATTAGATGCTTGTCTGCAACAAGCTCTGATTCCTTCGACGCAGGGGTATATATCTCCTCGCCCCCGGCTATCTCATTGTTGCAGAAATCGCCGATGGTAATGCCATTAAACCAGGGTAGTACGTGCTTATCGCGCGATATGACATGGTCGTCGCCATACGTAACCATCCGCACGTACTTGCCAAAGTAAAACATATCGGATCTAGCGGGATCAATCTTCCTGGATACTGAGAGGAAGACATAACCCAGCAGGATCTTGCAGCCCTTGTCGTTAATGCATATCGTGAGGTAGTTGCCACTCGGATTTTCTCCCGACTGCTGGTACAAGTATCCACCAATCAAAATCCGTGTGCGCACGACCGCCGCATATGCGGCATCCCTGTAACCCGCATAGCCATCGTCGGCACTGTACCCCTGGTCGATCAACCTCTTCACGCTCTTGAGGAGCGTGACCGTGAACAGTGCCTCGAACTTATGCCAGTCCGCATCGAATGCCCCATCTTCACCCACCTCTGCCAGGTAGTTGTAGATGTCGTTATACTCCGGTGAGTATACGTTCGTCCCGACACACTGTGGATTTCCATGTCTCTCCTCAGTGTGCGCATTATTAGCGGCGCCATACGCTCTCTTAAGGGCGAGATTCATGGCAAAAGGGCACGCCATTACGTTCCTGGTGCGCATCATCCGAATTTTCTTCGGAGTGGTCCTCTCATCCTTTAGGACAGCCTGCGTCACCCAGGAGGGGGTTACGCCATCCCGCAGAAGAGCGTCATCTGCATCGACCATCTGCCGCAAGCGATCACTAGTAATCCGCACGATACCATCCTCCCCTCTAGTCAGGTATGCGTGCTTACCGTGCACACCTGGTGGGTTGTCAAGATTTAAGGGGAAGCACATCGACGTTGACAGAGGTATTGGTCCTACCCCGGGCATGTCCACCGCTCCGTTGATAGCTTCCTCCTCCGTCAAATGGCGAAACGGATTTCTCCTGCACCATGGATTTTCCATCTCTAGATAATAGTCAGTTACCTCATCGAGTATCTCTTGGTCGTATTGAACGCCCAGTGTCGCTCGATTGGCTTCTTTAATCATCAGATCAAGTGGTCCATGGAACATACCATCGTCATCATAACACCTTTCATCAGCCTTGTGGCCAAGTAGTGCGATGCCCTTCTCGACGGTACTGCAAATCTCGTGCTTGGCGAGAGGAGATTCCACTAGCCCTGACGCGCGACCGGCGGGTGCGTGAAAACCAACCAACCGTCCCTCTTGTGGGTACCTGGGGTTGAGATCTCTCGCAGTCAATTCCGGATCGATTTCGAAAGGACAGTGGTGGTCAGTATCTGCCTCGACACGAAGGTTGACCTCCTCTGTCTGGACACACATCATATTTGCCAGATCCTCTTGCGAAATCAAGACGCCAACGCCGCAGTTCTCATACTCGCTGCCATCAATTGGCTTGCCGCCCACGCGCGTGGCAATATGCATGGATATGACTCGGAAGCGGGTACCGGTCCACATTACGAGCATCTCTCCACACGTGCCCGGCGTCCGCGGCTGATAGCACATGTGTCGCATGCTATAGTACTTAATACCTTGCGTCCATCCCATCGGCTCTCTGCTCAGCACGGGTCTCTGAACGGGGACGGCCCTCTCTTCCGTGTGTGGCGTCAGGAGCCAGAAAGAACTCGCTGCGTCAATATTGTCAACCTCGGCATCCTTAATAATATGCCTGCGAACATTCGAAAAATTCTCATACCTCCTAGGGAGTGTAATGACAACCTTATCCTGTTCGCGTGGGAAACCAGGGGAGCATGCCCCAAGCTTTACACTTTCTAGGTTGAACGGAAACGTATGCGATGTGTCATCTCGTGTGAACGTGATCATAGTGCCATTCTTGATCCATTTGCCAGTTGGATCACAGAAGAAGTGACGTGTCGTGAGCAGAGTGGTTCCATCCAGCATGTAGCCACACTGGTGATACCCTTCACGCCTGACGACGACGCAGGCATCTGCGATCGATTTCAACTGCTTCTTGGTACTCTGTTTGACCTCTTCCATACCAGGAGTCGCTGCCTCAAGAACCTCGGTGATCAGCGCATCCGGGGTGAAGAAGCCAGACTGGTCAAACGTGCCCATTTGTTTGCCGACCCAACCAACGTTCGTCGTCCGCTCCTCGCCGAACTGGTCCTGGCGCCTGCGATTCCTAGGCTCGTATTTCGACTTCCTACTACGGTGGATTGCGGTCGCAACAGCCTTCGAATACTGCTGGTCTACTTCAGCATCGTCTTCAGCGTCTGCCGCACCACCGGTCCATGAACCCGGCCTACCACCGGTTTCATTTTCCCTCATGAAGTGGGCGAACGCAAGCGCCCCTGCTACAAAAGTAGAGAGGACTCCAAGGGCCGCAATGATCTTGGTCCATGAAGCGCCCATGATCGCACCAACCACCATATCCATGATACGCGCAGCCTCTGTAGCCATCGCAGCCCTGAAGCTATACTCAGGCTGTACGGACTCGTCAGTTACGTCAACCTCCAGGACTTTCTCTTCGTCTTCCTTACTCTGCGCGACGATCTCGACAGCTGCAGCCAAGGCTTTCCCCGTCGATAGGAACATGAGATTACGCCCATCAGATTCACAATCCTTTACCTTCCGCTCCTCTTGGGCCGCGCCGGCTTTGGGCTTTGTTGAGGAGGTTGGTGCAAGATTAGAAATAGGAGGACGAGTCGTGGTAACCCTCGGCGGCACAACCGGCTTCTTGAACCGAGGCTCCTGCTTCGCAGCATGCTTATGCTCATCGACAGGAGGCTTGGCCGGCCAAACAGGCACTTGGAACCCGGCAGCCAGTGCCTCTGGCTGCTCCGCTCCAGAGCCCTCAGTCTCAGACTCACTATCGGCTTCATCACCGTCCTCAACCACGACGGCTGGTCCAACCTCCACGGAAGCCTTGGAACCTTGTGGCTCCACGACCGCATCCACAAGTTTCTTAGCGACTTGGGCGTTGTGCTGCGCAACGGCATCAAGCTCTTCCCCATCGTCCTTGTCGCTATTCTCCCGGCTTGCTCTGTGAATCGCTTGTGACTTCGTACGCAGCTCTTCAAACGTAATGCCAAAGGATCCGTAATCACTGACAACATAGTGCCAAAAATTATCGGACTCTTCATGGTAGCCCGTCATAGATGCCAGCATTTTCCGCTTGTCCATTTCGCTCGCCTCCGCGTGTGTCCACACATCCTGGATAAAATTCAGACGGATATTTACGTCAGGGGGTACGCGTAGCAAATCGAACCTCGCTCTTATAACGGGCAGGTTGACGTACTTAATGGCATTGTGCTTGGACAAATTAGGCAAACCGATCCTACGCCCTTGGGCCGCTTTCTTCCTTTTCTTCTTAGCCTGTGCCTCAAGAATTGTTTCCTCCATACCCTCCTGGAGAACTGCCGGTACTCTCTTAAGGTCCTCTTTACTAGAAATACCGGCATTAATTTTCCTGAGTCTGTCGGCCTTCAGCAGTGTGTAGACATGCCTAAACTTGAGTGGGTTACGCACATCAAGCTGCGGATCGCCGGCACCAACGACGTATCGATGGAAAACGAGATGTGGAGCCTTAATCCTTTCGTCGGTTGGAAGGGCCGCCAACTTATCAACATCTAACGCACCGTTCTTCGAATACGCAGGGTCGAGCGAGACCCTGAAACTCTGAAAACGCCGCCAGAATGCCATTGGCTCCTTGGCCCATCTCTTAGAGAAGGGCTGGTTCGAAAGCACAACGGCATACGAAGACGTAAACGTTGTTTCCTTATCGGCAATCGACGCCATATTCATGCCCTTCTCCGCATCCGAGAGGATATAAATAAGCTCACTAGCAACCTCAGCAACCCGCTTGTTGTCTTCGGCCCCGAAGTCGTCGATCGCGAACACTGGCTGTCCCGTGTATCCGTTGTGGTACTGACTAGTCGGGTCAACCATATACAGCGGATCAACTCCTCCTGGCTCAAGTGCCACCGCAAGGTGTTTTAGCCACTTCGACTTGCCAATACCTGGCTGGCTATCGAACCACGCTCCAGTTGGTTCGACACGTCCGCCTTTGTCGATAATCGCTTGCACGCGTGGCATATCTTCGCGCATACGCCTGAGAACGTCCATAACGATAATACGGGCTGGCGACTTAGTATCCGCCTCGACAAGCTCATAGCCCCACTCCTCCTCGAGACGGGTCAAGCAGTGGACATATTCACTCAGGAAATCCCCGTCCCTAAGGCAAGCGTTCCTCTCAACTTGCAGCCGACGCAACAACGCACCACACCGATCCATCAACTTGACGAACTTGATGGACAGGGAATACGAAGTCGGAACGACTCCTATAATCTCGAGGTGATGTCTAATTGCATCCGGCAGGTTCTTACCGAGAGCAGCTACTACATCCTTAGTGTTTACAAGACCCCGCTTGATCTTAAACAGTGAATCCATAACTCCTATGGCATTCTTCGCCCACGTGGTTGCAGGAGTAAAGAGAGCGACCGCCATCGCTATACCGGAGGCGAAAACTCCGCCCTCGGGTCTAAAAATGACCTCATCCTGTATCGTATCATCGGGAGAAACCGAATCAGGGGTGCGCTTCCCTAACGTACGCGCACACCCCTCAAACAACTTATCCCAAATCTCGAACAGGTAGGGCTTTATATAGCCCGCAAAACTCTTAAACTGCGTAAGCACAAGTTTTAAAAGCTGATACAAACCTCGACTCACACTACCTAACACTACAACAAATACTACTACGACAACCTTCACTAACACGTACTTCGTAAGACCTGGCAAATGTTCATTAAGCCAGGCCAGCATAGATTCCATCCGAGCCGCAACCTTAGTCACGCCATCGAAGGCACCACTGCTGTAATC